CTCGCGCGCTTGGCGTCGACCTGATCTTGATAGCGCACGACAAGGAGAAGGACGACGGCGACGCCAAGATCGTGCGGCCCGACATCCAGGGTGGCAGCTACGGCGAGGTCGTCAAGTCATCGGACGCGATCGGCTACTGCTACATGGCGGGACGCCAGCGCACGCTCGACTTCAGCCCGAGCGAGCACTGGATCGGAAAGAACCCCGCGGCATGGGCGCCGTTCCCGGTCCCCAACTTCGCCCAGGAGCCCCTGTTTCTCCGCCTCGTCCTCGACCAGCTCAAGGCGCACCTGAACGACCGCGCCCAAGCGAACGCCGAGGCAACGAAGGCGGCAGAGGTGTGGTGGGAGCGGCTCGGGAAGATCGAAAACGCCGCGAAGCTCAACGAGCTGCTGGCTGAGGTCAACGGGTTGAAGAACCCGTTGCGTGCCCAGGTCGCCTCGATGGTGAACGAGCACGCGAAGGCCAAGGGCTGGACCTTCAACAAGAAGGCCAAGACCTTCGCGGCCCCGGCCCCGGCCGAGGAGGAGCAGGCGGCGTTCGCGTGAGCCTCCGGATCAGCGCGACCACGGTCGAGAGCTACCACCTGTACCGCACCACGGACTGGATGACGGAGGAGCGGTTTGTCCAGGGAATCACGGAGTTTGAGCCCACCCCACAGATCCAGCGCGGCATGGCGTTCGAGAGCGTCCTCCGCGACCCGGACCGCTACCTCCAGCCCGAGGGCTTCGTCGCGGACGGCATCGTGTTCCCGCGCCCGGCGGTGGAGCGCGCCCTCGCCCACATCCCCGACCGCATGATCTGGCAGGCCAAGGCCACGAAGGTCTACACGATCGAGGGCGAGCCCGTCACGGTGGTGGCAAAGACAGACGGCCAGGTCGGGCGCGTGGTGGTCGAGGTGAAGACGACCGAGCACTTTGACCTCGACCGCTACGAGGGCTCGCGCCAGTGGCGGCTCTACCTCGACATCTTCGAGGCCGACGCCTGCCGGTACGTGGTGTACGTGCTCCGCGAGAGCAAACGCGACGGCGAGATCTACCTCGCGCAGATCGAGGAGTTCGATCAGCTCCCCTACGACGGGCTTCGGGCTGACGTGTTGGACGACGTTCGGGCGCTCGTGTCGTTCATCCATCTCCGCGGCCTGGAGCGGCACTTCGGGCCGCGCGAGGATGCGGCGTTCGTCTGATGCCCAAGGTTGAGTTCGAGGCGACCATCGGTGACCACGGTGAGTTGGTCCCTGTCGGCGCCCTCGCCACGCGCGCTACCGTCCGACTCCAGACGTACAAGGGCCGACAGGCTCTCGTCACCGTAGAGCCGGAGCGGAAGCGCCGGAGCCTGGCGCAGAACGCCCGGTACTGGGGCTGCATCGTCCCCTTCGCCGCCGAGGTGTTGAGCGTGACTCGAGACGTGCCGCTATCGAAGGACCAGGCGCACCACGTGCTCAAGGCGGCGTTCATCGGTGTGGAGGATACGGCGCTCGGGCCGGTGCCGAAGAGCACGCGGGACCTGAGCACGGCGGAATTCGCGGAGTACTGCGCCAAGGTTGAGGGGCACTTCGCCAGCCTCGGGCAGTTTCTTCCGCAGGAGTGGAGCGAATGACGGAGCGCCAGCCTGTCGGCCGGCACGTGGGCCAGGGGTTCGTCGTGATCTCCGAGGCGACGCAGCTCGCGGCGGGCGTGGTGCGCTGCGGGGGCTGCGAGTCGACGATGAGCAACAACAGCCTAGCGCGCGAAGGGCACGCACGCACGTGCGCGGAGCTTCAGCGGCTGCGCTCGATGGCGGACCGCGCGTTCCGCCGCGCCCACCCGGAGGCGGAGGCGTGACCCGCCCGACGATCCACGTCACGAACGCGAGCAGCCGGAAGCTGCACCGCGGGCGCGTGTTCAACATCATGGCCCGGCCCCGCCACTTCGAGCGCTTCTCCGGGAACGTGCGGGACCTCACGCCCCTCGCGCTCGACCTCGAGCTGGTGCGGAATCGGCGGATCAGCCTCGACGTGTACCGACAACGGTTCGACAATCGGTGCCTCGTCCGCTTTCCCGACCTTGCCCCCGGTCGGCTCCGGTTCCTGGACGACGCCTGCTTGGTGGTTGACGGCGACACCCTGGTCTGCGCGTGCTCCAAGGCTGCCGCGGCCCGTGGCCAGTGTCACCGCGCATGGGCCGCCGTGTGGCTCCAGCGCGCGGGCTGGCGGGTCGTGCTCGACGGCGTGGCGTTGGCGGAGGCGGCACTGCCGGCGCGAGCCGGGGAAGGAGAGCGACCAGCACCGTGACAACTCGACAGCGCCAGAGGCTCGGGGCGTGAAGGCTCCGTCGCCGGCATTCAGCCTCTACCCGAAGGACATCCTGTCGGACGAGCACTGCGCGGCGATGACGCACGAGGAGTTCGGGATGTACGTCCGGCTGCTGATGCACGCCTGGATCGAGGGCTCCGTGCCGGCCGATCCGGTCCGCCTCGCGCGGGTTCTTCGAGTCCGGCACCAGACGTTCAGCCGGTGCTGGCCGGCAATTTCTCCCTGTTTCGAGGAGCGCGACAACCGCCTGTTTCAGTCACGACTGGAAAGAGAGCGCTCACAACAGCGTGAGAGAAGCGCTCGTGCTGCCGCCAATGGCAGAAAAGGCGGAAGGTCAATGAAATCAGCCGACGCCAAAAGCTATAGGTTAGCTACTGGCAACCCAAGTGAAAGCTTTCCGTCTCCGTCTCCGTCTCCGTCTCCGTCTGCTACTACAACGAACGAACAGAACGGCTCAACACGCCCGTCCGCAGCCCCCGAAGGAAGCCGCCCCCAACCACGCCCGAACCCCCTCGTAGCTGGCCGGAGGTCCGACCTCGAGCGTGAGCTCCTGTCGCTCGTGCGCCAACTCGCGCGGCACGAGGACCGAGACCCGACCGAGGTGTTGGCCGACCTGTCTCGATGGGATGGGCGGAGCGTCGTCAACCCCGCGAGCATGACCGACGACCGGCTCGTCCAGACGCTTCACGCGGCGCGCACCCGGGCGTTCGGGAAAGCCAACAGTGAGACTCGGGAGCCCCCGCCGCCGCCGGACGACTGCGACGCGGCGCGCTACGCGGCGGCGTTCGCGGAGTCCATCGAAGCCGGAGAGCCGTTCGACTCGTCCGTGTCGTTCGCCGTCGCGGAGGGTCGGGACGTGGTGACTCAGGCGCGCGTCGCAGCGCAGCGACGGGAGCGGGTCATTCGATGAGCATGCACTACACCGAGTTCGTCAGGCACTTCCGCGACCTCGCTTCGGCCTTCGGCAAGCGGACAGACGGCCCGGAGTGGGACCGGCTCCGGGAGATTTACTGGCGCTCGTGCCGTGGGATGGACGAGTCCGAGTGGATCTACTGCGTTCAGCGAGCCATCGAGGACGAGCCGCGGTTCCCGTACCCGGCGCGCCTGATCGGGACGGCACGCGAGCAGCGCAAGGTGGAATCTCCCCGTTGCCGGGCCTGTGGCACAGCGGCGGCAACGTTCCGCGCGTGGTGCGGCGGGTGCGCGTTGGAGCGGCCCGAGGAGTCGGGCATCCGGGTTGAGTGCGCCGAGGACGAGCGGGACGACGAGCGGCGGCGTATCGAGATCGTGCGGGCGAACCCTCGACGGCCTGGTGAGGATGCGCCCGCGTACGTCCACAGGCTGGCGGATGCGATGGGGCTGCTTCGCAAGAGCGCGGAGCCGATTCCATTCTGATGTGCAACAAACGGTAGCAATCAGGGAGGGCTAGATGGCCGCGAAGAAAGTCAACTTCCACGTGATCCCGCGCGACGAGCCGCCGGGACCCGAGATGTACGCGCTGCTCAACCGGATGATCGAGGAGCACCACGAGCACCTGATGTACGCGCGGATCGCACTGGCGTGGGCGACCGCGTGGAAGCCCGACGTCGACGGGCGCGTGACGCTCGGGAAGTGCAAGCGGGTCGGTGACCCGGATCGCGAGCTGATGGGGCTCGATTTCGTGATCATGCTCCAGGCCGACTTCTGGCAGAGCAGTGAGGTGAGCGACGCGCAGCGCGCGGCGTTGCTCGACCACGAGTTGAGCCACGCCGAGGTCGTGTACGACACCGACGGCGAGCCAGCCGAGGACGAGCGTGGGCGGCGCGTCTACCGGCTGCGGAAGCACGACGTCGAGGAGTTCTCGTCCGTGATCCGGCGGCACGGGACGTACAAGCGGGACCTCGAGGACTTCGCCGCAGCGCTGAACCACTCGCAGCGCCACCTGTTCGCGGACATCCCAGGGCAGACCATCGCGGAGCGCGCGCTCAGTTCGGACGCGAAGGTACGCGCTTCGGTCGAGCGGCTCCGGCCCAAGCCCGGGTCGGGGATCGACAGTATCGAGATCGTGTCGGGCGGGCGCGGGGCGCGGCTCAACGCCGACGGCACGACGCAGGCGATCGAGTCGTGACGACGGTACTGGGCTGTGACCCCGGCAAGGCTGGCGGCCTGGTCGTGCTCAACGATGTCGGGGCGATCACCGAGACGCTGCCGATGCCGGTGCTGAAGGCGGCGAAGGGTCGAGCCGAGTACGACCTGGTGGCGATCCGGCGTTTCCTGACGCGCGTGTCGCTCCACGTCGTTGTCGAGCGAGCGCAGCCGCTGCCGCCGTCGATGCCCGGGGGCGGGAACGCTCAGTTCCAGCGGGGCGTTTCTCGCGGGCTGTGGGAAGGGCTGCTCGCGGGCCTCGGCATCCCGTACGAGCTGGTCGCGCCGCGCTCGTGGCAGTCGGTGATGCTGCGTGACGTGTCGGGCAGCGACACGAAGCAGCGCGCCCTGATCGCGGCGCAGCGGCTGTTCCCGGGGTTCGACTTCCGCGCGAGCGAGCGGAGCCGGAAGGCGCACGACGGGATCGTGGACGCGGCGCTGATCGCCGAGTACGGGCGGCGCCGGCTGGTCCGCTGCCCGTGCCCGGCGCACCTTCCCGCGGAGCCGGGGGCGTGAGCAGCACGATCTACTGCGGCGACGCGCTCTCGCTGCTGCGGACGCTCCCGGACGGGCTCGCGCGGTGCTGCGTGACGAGCCCGCCCTACTGGGGCCTCCGCGACTACGGGACGGCGAACTGGGATGGTGGCGACGCGGCCTGCGACCACAGGCAGCAACTCGGCGGCGAGTCGGTCAGGTCAGCCAAACAGAACACATCAGCCGGCAGTCAGGCCATCGGCTACAGAACCGTCTGTGGCAAGTGCGGGGCGCGCCGCGTCGACCAGCAACTCGGGCTCGAGGCGACGCCGGAGCAGTACGTCGAGCGCATGGTGGAGGTCTTCCGCGAGGTGCGGCGCGTGCTCGCAGACGACGGCACGCTGTGGCTCAATATCGGGGACAGCTACGTGGCGAGCGCCGGCCAGTCGTTGCGCGGCGGTCCCCCGAGCGCTAGCTCGACGCTTGAGGGGAACGGCCACCGGGGCGGCGGCCCCAAGCTGCACGCGCTTCGCGGGGTGTCGTCCCGCCGCGCCACTGGAGCCCTCAAGCCCAAAGACCTGGTCGGTATCCCGTGGATGCTCGCGTTCGCGCTGCGCGCCGACGGCTGGTATCTCCGGTCGGACATCGTGTGGCACAAGCCGAACCCGATGCCGGAGAGCGTGCGGGACCGACCGACGAAGGCCCACGAGTACCTGTTCCTGCTGAGCAAGCGGCCGGCGTACTACTACGACGCCGAGGCGATCAAGGAGCCTCGCGCTAGCGCCCACGATGCCGGCGTGGCAGGTTGGGCTGCAGGACCGGGCGATCACTCGGCGGTCGGGCACAACCGCGAGAAGGGCGACGCCCGCACCTTCCGCGGTGGTCAGTACGTGAGCGGCAACAAGTTCGAGAACAGCCACGCCACGGCCCGCGACAGCCACGGCAACGGCGCGCCATTGAGCCCCAACCGCAACCGCCGCAGCGTCTGGACCATCGCCACGCAGCCCTACCCCGAGGCGCACTTCGCGACGTTCCCGCCCGCTCTCGTCGAGCCCTGCGTCCTCGCGGGCTCTCGGCCGGGCGACACGGTGCTCGACCCCTTCGCAGGCGCCGGCACGACGGGGCTGGCGGCGCGTCGCCTCGGCCGGGACTTCGTGGGCATCGAGCTGTCGCCCGAGTACGCCGAGTTGGCGCGCCGACGGATCCGCTACGACGCGCCGCTGCTCAACGACGTGCGGGTGGTGGAGCCGGCCTCGTGAGCGCGCGCCGCCCGGTCCCCGTGAGCTTCCCCCGCCCGCGGCCCTACACGCCGGGGCTCGACCGGCTGATCGGCCGCGAGCGCGACGAGCAGCTCCAACTCGAAGTCGAGGCCGCGCTGGCCGAGAGCCGGGACGGGCACGAGGTACACGTCGAGGCGCGGGTCGTCTGTCAGGGCGGGCGCGTGGTGGACGTGGTGGTGCGGCGCGTGCGGCAGCGGAGGCTCGGATGACCAGAGAGAGACCGATCCCATTCAAAGGCGAGATGGTGCGCGCCCGCGCCCGCGTGTTGGAACTCGAATCCGTACTCATGGACGCGCGCGACCACTTCGCGGCGGTCGCGATGCTCGATCCAGCCGAAGAAGGTCGCCGTCGCTCTCTCCGGTGGGTCGAGCGATTGAATCACGTGATCCGGAGGACGTGGCGGTGACCCGCCGCGCCCTCGCCCTCGTGCCGCGCGTCGTGCCGCGCCCCGGCGTCCCTGTCTCGCCTGGCCGAGCGCGGCTCCGGAGGCAGCTCTACGCGATCCACCGCGGCGAGTGCCTGCGTCCTCGACCCGCGCCGGAGTGGGCGTGGTACGCGCTGCGCTGCGGCGCCCTGCTGCTGGCGCTGCTCGTCGGGATCGCCGTGGGGGTGGGGCGGACTACCCTGGACGTGCGAGCGGAGCGGGATGCGCGGCTCGAGGCGCAGCGGACCGCGGAGCGGCTCAGCGAGCACTCGGACTGGATCGCGTGCCAGCTCGTGCGGACCCATCGGGTGGTGGCGGGGCTGCCGACGTTCGCGGCGCTCGACGAGATCGCGGCCGAAGCACGGGCGCAGCTCTCGCCTCGGTGGCTGGACTGGTGCGAGGCCCCGTGATCGCCGCCCTCTACGTGCTGCCGGGCGGCCCATACTTCGGGCTGCCCGGCGTGGATCCGTGGGACGAGAGCCGGGACGCGCGGCTCTACGCTGGCCCCTTCCCCGTCGTGGCACACCCTCCGTGCGCCAGGTGGGGCAGGTACTGGTCGGGAGGCCCGTCAGCGCGCATTCGGCGTCGCCTGGGTGACGATGGCGGCTGCTTCGCCGCGGCGCTGGCGGCCGTCAGGCGGTGGGGCGGCATACTGGAGCACCCGGAGGCGAGTCGGGCCTGGGATGCTCACGGACTGCGCCGGCCACCGCGCGAAGGCGGCTGGATCGCGGCCGATCTTTACGGCGGATGGACTTGCTGCGTTGAGCAGGGGCACTACGGGCACGCCGCGCGGAAGGCGACGTGGCTATTCGCTCACGAGTGCCAGTTGCCTGAGCTGCGATGGGGCAGCAGCGGTCAGAGGGTACGCCTCGACGACGGCTATCACTCGGCCGCCGAGCGGCGCCGAGCCGTGCGGACGGGGGCGTGTCAACGGCTGAGTCAGCGCCAACGCGCCCTCACCCCCACGCCTTTCCGCGACGTACTCCTTTCGATTGCCAGGACGGCGCGGTCCAGGTCGCCGGGGTTCGAGCAGCTCGGGCCGGAGCTGACGGCGCGGTGCTCGGCGAGGACGATGAACCCTTGACCGCCGCCGCCCCGGAGCGCATAATCTCGGACCAGCGGCCGACGTAGGGCCCCCGATGGCAAGGGGCAGAGCGACACCCAGGACGAGACCCCAGACCCCATCGGGCCAGGACAGACGCTAGCCGGCGCGCCTGGGCTCCAGACGATTGGAGCCCGAAGTGTCGCAGCCGGAGCCAACGCACAACCCCCCGCAGCCGCCAACCGCCGCAGGGGCGGTCCCCGCCGAGCCCCCTCTCGCGCCGGGGACCGCCCGTCTCTTGGGGTTGGGGCGCGCGGTCAGGGCGTTCAAGGAGGCCGCCTCAGCGGTGGCGGGCCTGGAGGCCGAGCCCCGGTTCTCTGCGGCGCTTCGGGCGATGGCCGAGGCCGACCTCGACGCACGCCAGGAGGCGCGCCCGGTGGAGCGCCGGTGATGAAGCCCGGCGATCGCGTCTACGTCACCGACCCCGGGCTCGCGCAGCTACGGGCCATCATGCTCGAGGCGATGGGCCATGATCCGCCGCCCAACCACCACGGCACGGTCGAGGAGATCGTCTTGGACACCGTGCTGATCGTGTTCGACTCCGAGGACGGCGAGGGCCAAGGCCAGGCCGCGCCCTACCCGCTCCATCAGGTGCGCCTGTTGCCGGAGCGCCGGTGATGCTCGCTCGCGTCCGCGCGTGGCTCTCCGCCGTGTTCCGGCGCCACGCGAAGCCGACGGCGCGCGAGCAACTCCAGCTCATCTTCGACGGGATGCGCCGCGAGCAGGACATCGTCTTCGAGCAGCTACGCCGGGAGGGAATCGCGAAGATTCAGGCGGAGTTCGCCGGGAAGCGGGAGCAAATCTTCCGCGAGACCGGCATCACGGTGGGGCGCCGGTGAGCCTCCCCACCCGCCGCTACCGCCGCCTGCTCGACGCCTGCGCGGAGCTGGTGGCGCTGCCCGGCTGGACCTATCGCGGCGTGAGTTTCTTCCCGGGCGAATGGCTCGAGGGGCTCGTGCTCGCGGAGAGCCGCGGCAACCCGTCCGCGCGGCTGTACGAGCCGCACCAAGATCGCGCCGGCCGTCGCGACGCAGCGAGCGACGGAGACACCCCGGACCAGGACGACGGGATGCTCGAGGACGACAAGAGCTATGGGCTCATGCAGGTGATGGGCTACAACATCCGGGAGCTGTGCGGTGTTCCACGTGGCACGGCCATGCGCTTCGGGTTCGCGCTGCTCCCGATCACCAACGTCGCGCTCGGGCTGCGTGTCCTGATCGGCGAGCTGAGCGCGGTCGGCGGTGACGTGGCGCGAGCGCTGGCGCGCTACAACGGCGGCCCGACCGGGGACGACGGGAGCCCGATGCGGCTCCAGGGCTACGTCGACCGGATCTACTCACACGCGCTGGTGGTGCGGGACGATCGAGTCGCCGAGGCGTCGGAGGGGCTGGAGTGATTGCCCGGGGCGCGGTCGCCCCGCTGGAGGCGTGATGCCGCATGCAACAGACGTGGGCCAAGAGTCTCCGGATCATCCCTATCACCCACTCTGCGGGTGCAGTAAGTGCTTCGGCACGCTCCCCGCCCAGCCGGGGACGCCCCCGCTATCACCCATCCTCGCCGACCGCGATCGGATCTGGTGCACGGCGCTGCTGAACGCGCTGGATATCGACGGCGTCGGGCGAGTGCTGGCCGAGTTCAACCGGCTGCGGAGGGACTGATGAAGGATTGGCGCGGGATCCTCTGGACGCTGGCCGCGCTGGTGCCGGCGCTCGTGATGGCGCACGGCTGCGCGACGGTGCGCTTGGCGCGCGACCCCTGGCCCGTCCGCGCCGACGGCACGCCGCTCCCCGCGAAGTGCGTGATCGAGGGCCCGATCGTGGTGGGCGCCGACAGGATCCCGCGCCGCACCTGGCGCGTGGTCGAGGGCTGTGACGTGGAGCCCACCCCAACGCCCGCGCCGACCGCCACACCCCCGCCGGAGGTAGAGCCGACGCCAACGCCCGGGCCGGCTCCGACCCCGACGCCGCCCCCCGTGTTGCCGCCCGCGAGCTGCCCCCCGATCACGGCGTTCACCTGCCGGGCTGGCGACGACCGCGCGCTGGCCGGAGCTGCAGTCTCGGCCGCCGAGCGCCGCGTGATCGCCTCCCGCCCCAGCTACCTGGTCGAGATCCACGAGCGCGCCGGCCAGCTTCGCGCGAAGCTCCGGACCCCGGACCCCGACGCCGAGCCCGACATGAGGCGGTACACGCAGGACGTCGCCGCCGAGCTGATCGCCGCCGGCCACTGCGCGTACAGCGGCGACCCCTCGGGGCGCTCGCCCGACGAGATCCTGATCGTGGTCGACGACCCCAGGGGCCTCGTCGCCGCCGAGCAGTGGGACCTGGCGAAGTGCGGCGCGGTCGACCCTGACGGGCGCTACTGCGTGGGCTCGGACCTCGAGCATCAGCCCTTCGACTGCGTCCTGACCGACGGCTCGGGGCCGGACCTGGGATCCGGTAGCCCGGGCGATCCGGGCGAGCTGTGCGACGGCTTCGGCGATCCGCCGAATTGGGACTGGATCGAGCGACGCGATGCGAACGTCGGCGCCACCGACCACTTCCTCCCGCTCGCCGGCCCGACCGCCGCGACGCCGAGCCAGCCGACGAGACCGCGCCCCCAGGGTGACGGGCTCATGTGGCTGCACCCGCGATCCCCCGCGCCCTGGTACGCGACGAATCCGGACCTTTCCCGCGGGACTCGCGTGCGCCACGAGGACGGCCTCGAGTACGTGCTGGGGCGGGGCTTCCGGCACGTCGCCTACTGGCGGTACTACCGGGGCAGCGACGGCTGGTGTCCGGTGCCCGGGGTGCTGCATGACTCGCCCCCGCCGGTAGCGCGGGTGCGGCCGTGATCTGTGAGCCCGAGCCCGCGCCGGTCGCCGCGCTGGTCGCCGCGCTGCTGCTGGCGATCGCCTTCGGCTTGTCGCCACTCGCCGCCCTGGCGGTCGCCCGGCTGCGCCACCGAAGCAAGCGCCGGTGGACGCCGCCGAAGCCGCGGCCGGTCCGCCGAGCGCTACTGCTGCTCGCGCTCGGCCTTCTTGCGTCTCCGGGACTCGGCGCGGAGCCGCCCCTGCTCTCGCTTCTGCTCGTCGGTGAGGTTCGCCCAGTAGGCGCGGCTCACGTCGCCGGCCGAGGCGCGGGCCTTCGAGGGGCCTCGGACCTTCCCGCCTCGGGACCCGAGGGCGCGGGCCGCCTTACGGGCAGCCGCTCGCGCGATCTCAGCCCGGGCAGCGTCCGCGAGCGCCAGCAACGCGAGCCGCTGGGACGGGTAGGTCTCCTCGCGGCCGTCGGCGTAGACGACGACCCGGGTGCGCTCGATGCGGCCCACCCCGGGGACGGCTCGCTGGCGGGGCATCTACTTGGCAGCCTGCGCTACTTTACGGCACGACGCGCACGTAACATCCTCGCGTCGGGTGGTGAGCGCTACGCTGCGCCGGTAGTACCCGCACGCAGTCTCAAGTCCTGTCGCACGCTCCCGCTGTCTGCCGTCGCGCCAAATCGGCCACGGCGAGTAATGGAGTTTCCGCATTTACCTCACCTCCAGCAATGCGCGCGCGGCGTCGGCCTGGAGTGCCTCGAGCCACTCGATGGCGTCCGCGATATCGCCCTGGTCCAGGGCGCCTTGCAGTTCGACGCACCCCGCCAGGGCGTTAGCCAGGGCGGCATGGAGAGTCTTGACTTGGCCGAGGCGCTCGGCTTGGCGACCCGCCTGAATCGTCTCGTGGGTGCTGCTGGTGCTGCTCATCTCACTCTCCTCGGGCCTCTCGGCCCTGAATCTGACCACTTCCCCCCGCCCTCGGAGCCCGAGAGCGGGAAGCTGGGGTCAGAGATCGTGACACTCAGGGACGCGACTGCATGCCGTCACCCACGCTTGGTGCAGCGGGTGCAGCGGGTAGACCAGGTCTTCGGGGCAGAGGTGGATGTTTCCCCAGACGGTGGGGCTCATGCCGGTCTCGGCCATGTACTGAGCCGGGACGGGGTCGGCGGGGCTGTACGCGACCCCGTCAACCACGAGCACGGGCTGCCCGTAGGAGCTGGCCGCGTGGTCGGTGGTCAAGACCGCCCCGTGACGACGACCGACAAAGGCGACTGCCAGCGTTTCGTTCGTGCTCATCGTGGCCTCCATGATGTCCCTAATATACCGCCAGCGCTTGCGGTTGTCCAGTGGAATCGACCGCGCGGGGCCATCTTTCTTCCGCCAGCGCTTGCGGTAGAGTCTGGGGGGGTCGGCCTCAAGCCGGCATCGCAGAATCAACGACTTACGGGCGCGCCGCTGGCCCCGGGACTCCAGCGCGGACGCGATTCGCGCAAGTCCAGCGAATCCACCAACTTGCAGCCTCTCCAGGAGGCGCCGGAAGGGGCCCACCCCACCACGAGGCCCCGGGATGCCGCGATCGTCGCTCCTGAGGGCGCTGAGGCGGCGACGCTGGAGCTGCACGGTGGCTTCTACCAGGTGTTCACGGCCCGGGGCTCTGGGGCCTACGACAGCCGCCGGGCGTGGCACGCGCAGCTCACAGCCCGCACCCCGCCCTGGCGCCGGCTCAGGCTCTTCGGGGCGCTCGAGACCGCCCCGCAGAGCGGCGCTGTCGAGGACCCGCTGAAGCTGAGCCCCTGGCTCGGCGGCGAGGCGACGCTCGGGATCTCGGTCGACGGGATCGAGGCTGGCCCGTGGAGCCTCTCCCCGGCGGTCGCGGGCGGCGTGACCATCGCGCTCGGGGATGATCGGGAGCGCATCGAGGTCGAGCCGCTCCAGGCCCTGGCCGGCGTGCGCCTGGCCGCTGGGGAACGCGACGCCGACTGGCGGATCCGGGCCTACCTCGGCTACGGGGTCCGCGAGCAGATCGCGGCGCTACCTCCCGAGGACTGCGACGACTGCGCCGCAGCGACCGAGGCCGACCTCCGCTGGGCGTGGGTCGCGGACGTGCTGATGCGCGTCCCCGGGCTGCCGGCCGGCGCCTCGCTGCGGGTCAAGCTCGTGTCGACGCAGCCGCGCGACGGCGCGCCCGGGGCGAGGCAGTGGCTCGTCGGGCTCGTGGCGGGGGTGCCGTGATGCTCGAGGCGATGGTCGACGCCGTCCGCGCGGTCCTCGGGCCGCTGCTCGATGAGGCGTCGGCGTTTTACCGGCGCGCGGCCGAGGAGGCGACTCGATGAGCGACTACTGGATCCGCGTACGCGCGCGAGCCAGAGAGCTGGACTCCGACGGCTGCACGATGGGCGGCGCGCTTTTCCGCGACTGCTGCCTCGAGCATGACATCCACGAGCGCACACACCGCACGATCGACGGGAAGCCGATCACCTTCGCTGAGTCCGACGCGCGCTTCCTCCACTGCATGCAGCGGCGCTCGCCGGCAGGGTGGTGGACTCCGATAGGGTGGCTGCGGTACGCCATCCTCCGGTGCGTCTATCGGCCCTGGCGAACCTGGCGGGGCCGGGGATGGGACCAGGGATAGGGCTGCGGTGTGGAGTGGGAGTGGGCAGAACAGCTCGGCTACGCGATCGGGGGGCTGGTGCTCCTCGTCGGCCAGGTCGTCGGGATCGTGTCCGGCCAGCGCTCCACCCGCGCGCTCAGAGGCCACATCGAAGAGCGCAGCCTCGACGCCTCAGAGGTCAAGATCCTACGAGAGTGGGCGGGGCGGGTCAGTGAGATCGGAGAGCTTCGCGCGACGCTCAACCGGCTCAGTACCGCGCTCGAGGAGACTGGGTTCGACCGCTCCGAAGTGCGTCGCATCCGGGCGTTCTTCTTCCGTACTGACGGCAAAGACCCCGAGATTCACGAGTTGCGAAATCAGATCGCCCCACTGGCTCTCATGGTGCCGCGGCTGGACGAGCGCATGACTGCGGTGGAGCGCGAGCTGGACGCGAAGCTCGACCGGATGGAGCAGCGCGTGATCGGCCAGCTCCAGGCGAGCGAACGGCGAGTCGGGGAGATGACGCAGCAGTCCGGAGAGCAGACCGTCGAGATGGTCGGGAAGGCAGTGAAGGAGATCACCGACTGGCTCGGGACGCTCCAGGCGAGCGGGATCCGCGGGCTCACGCCCCCAGAAGGCAGCCTGCTGAGCAAGCCTCACGACAAGGCGGGCGAGTAGTGGACTGGCAACTGCTCGCGGGGGGCTCGCTCATCGTCGCGGTCGGCGCCGCGTTCGGCGCGGTCGGAGCCCTCGCCGCGCGCATCCTCCGCGAGCTGTCCTCCGCCCGGACAGCTCGCCGTGAACCTCTGCCCGCTGAGCACGCAAGTCCCCGCTCAGCGTTGCCACCGACAGCGCGATGGAGTGGACCGAGCCGGATCATCCGTGCCCTCGTGGTCTCCATTGTGCTGTGGGCGCACCGCGGCCGGGGCCTCGTGTGAATGCCGGGGCGCTCCAGACGGCCGGGCCCGCTGCCGGGGAAAGCCGGCGCCCGCAGGCTCTCCGAGAAGCAGCGTTGGGTCGCGGTGCTCATGGGCTGGGGGCGCACCGGCGTCGAGGCGCTGCGGGAGGCCGGCCTCAATCCGGGCCGACGGGCGACGGTCTCCGAGATCACCGCCTCGATCGAGGGGCAGGAGATCATCCAACACGAACGGAAGCTGATGGTCGGCCTGCTCCGCCGCTGGGCTCTCGGCGCCACGGTGGAGAACCTCGCCGCGATGTTTCCGGACGAGTTCGAGCTGACCGACTCACGGGGAAGGAAGCGAAAGCCCGTGGTCTCGCGCAAGGAAGCTATCGCCACCATTCTCACGCGCCACATGCTGCAGACCGCCGGGCTCCTTGGCCCGGACCAGGTGCGCCACTCAGGGACGATCGGGCATGAGCACCGCGGTGCTCGACTCGAGGAGCTCACCGACGACGAGCTCGACGCTCTCGAGGGAATCGCGGATCGCCTCCCTGAGCCGAAGGCTCGAGGGCAAGCGCCTCCCGACCCTGGACGAGATCCGGACGGAGAAGGCGAGGCGTAGCCTTTCCGCCTACACCCGTCAGGCATGGGACGTCCTACACACGAGCGTCCCCTACGTCCACAACTGGCACATCGACGCGATCGCCGAGCACCTCGAGGCCGTGTCGGCGGGGCAGATCAGGCGGCTCGTGATCAACGTCGCGCCGCGGTCGATGAAGAGCCTCGAGACGTGCGTCTTCTGGCCGACCTGGGACTGGATCTCGCGCCCGTGGAGCCAGTGGGTTTTCGGGTCCTACGCCCAGCGCCTGGCGGTGAGGGACACGGTCAAGGCTCGCCGGGTGATTGACTCGCCCTGGTATCAAGAGCGCTGGGGTTGCACGTGCGACGAGACGCCGCACGCCGAGAGCTGCACCGGCTTCCGGTGGGCCCAGGACCAGAACACCAAGAGCCTCTACGAGAACGACCGCGGAGGGCGCCGGCAGGCCGTGGCGTTCGTCCCTGGCCCGCTGGGTGATGGCGGCGACGTGCTCGTGATCGACGACCCCCTCAACCCGAAACAGGTGGCGTCCGAGAACGTCCTCGAGAGCGCCCTCGCCGCGTGGGACGAGACGTGGCTGGGCCGGCAGAACAACCCCAGGACGAGCGCCATCGTGGTCATCATGCAGCGGCTGCACGAGCGAGACCTGACGGGGCACGTGCTCGAGGCTGGTGGCTACGAACACCTTTGCATCCCGACCGAATACGAGGTGCCTCCGCAGGTCCAGGTCACGGGCATAGGGTTCACGGATCCGCGCGAAGAGCCGGGTGAACTCATGTGGCCCGGGCGAGTGGGCCCGGCCGAGGTCGAGGAAGAGAAGAAGCGAGGCTCTTTCGTCTTCAGCGGTCAACACCAGCAGCGCCCGACGCCGGGAGAGGGTGGGACCTGGCACAAAGACTGGTGGTGTTTCTGGTATCCGCCCGGACTCGCCACGCCGCCGGCACCGTGGCGCACCAGAATGCCCGACGGGACGCTCCACACGCACGCCCAGATGGAGCTCCCGGCCCGCTTCGACGAGCAGCTCAACTCGTGGGACATGGCTTTCAAGAGCACCAAAGCCAGCTCCTACGTGGTTGGCCAGACCTGGGCGCGGCGCGCAGCCCTCAAGTTCCTGCTCGACCAGGTCCGGGACCGGCTCGAGTTCGTCGAGACCGTCCGGGCCGTCCGGGATCTCGCCGGGCGGTGGCCGCGTGCGACGGCGCACCTGGTCGAGGACAAGGCAAACGGCCCGGCCGTGCTCTCGACGCTACGGGGTGTCATTGCGGGGATGATCCCGATCGAGCCCGACGGGTCGAAGGAAGCGCGAGCGGCGTCCGTCTCCCCGACGATCGAGGCGGGGGACGTCCATCTCCCGCACCCGGCGCTGTACCCGTGGGTCCAGGAGTTCCTGGCCGAGGCGGCAGGTTTCCCGAACTCCAGGACCAAAGACCAGGTGGACACTGCGTCCCAAGCGCTTCGCCGCTTCCAAGCGGTGCCGCCACCCGCGGCAGCGGTGAAGTCTGAGCAGCAGACTCACGCCGACTACGGCCAACTCCGTGGCCGCTACAACAGCGCCGGCTCGGCGCGCATCTTCGGGAGGAACGGGCGATGAGCTGGCTGCAGCGGGCGTTGCCGACGAGCTGGCGGCAGCGGTTGGTCGAGGCGCTGGGCGGGACCGCCCTGGGCGGCTTCACCGGCGACGAGAACGACGGCTACACCAGGCTGAGCGACCGAGTGAAGGGCGGTCGGGCGTGGCGGCGCGACCTCACCGCCTATTCTCAGGATGAGATGCTCCGCATTGCGCACTTCCAGTACACGAGCAACGCACTCGCCCGATTCCTCATCCACACGCAGGTCGCGATGACCGTCGGGCGCGAGGTGGGCTACACCCTCGAATTCGACGCCGAGCACCTGAAGATGGACCCGCAAGCGGCGAAGGACTTGGCGGCCGACGCACGGGGCTTCCTCGATCGCTGGTGGTCGCACCCCGCCCACGACTTCAAGGGGCGCGGCTTCCGCTACGCGGTGACGTACCTCGTCACGGGCGAGGTGCTGCTGCTGGTCTCCGAAGCCCGGAACGGGGTCGACGGGTCCTTCATGTGCGACTTCGTCGACTCTCAGGCGATCAAGGACGTGAAGGGCAAGAACGGGCTGGCCACCACCCCCGGCACGGTCGTCCTGACGACCAGCCCGAGCGAGCAGGCGAAGTCCTATCAGGTGATGCTCCCGCTCCCTGACGGCACCTACGAAGGCGAGTGCTTCTTCTTCCGCCACGCGGGCCGGCTCAATTCGCTTCGCGGGATGTACGACCTGTTGCCACAGGCCGACTGGATCGACATGCACGATCAGTTGATGTTCACCCTCACCGACAAGACGACCCTCGCGAACACCCTTGTCCACGACCTCAAGGTCGAGGGCGCCCGCGACCGGCCGACCGTCCAGGCCGAGGTAGACCTGCTCCGCGCGGCGATCGCGAAGCCCGGCGGGATCTACGGGCACAATGAGTCGATCGCTCACGAGGTGAAGACCGCGGACCTCGGCCAGGCCGACAACGCGGTGCTGCTGCGGCAGGTGCTGCTGCACGTCCTCGGGAGCAAGGGTATTCCCGAGCACTGGTACGCCGACGCCGGGTCCTCGAATAGGGCTTCGTCCGGGGAGCAGAGCGACGTCGCCTTCAAGACCCTGGAGGCGCTCCAGGAGGAGCTGCTCGCCATTTTCCAGACGCCGCTGCTGGTCGCCTACGATGCGCTCGCGGAGCGCCAGACGCGATTCCCGCGGCGCGTCGATGGCGGGGTGACCCTCCAACCGAACCTGCCGAAGATCGCCGAGCGCGACATCTCCAAGGTGGGCAGCGTCCTGGCCCAGGCCGAAACCGCGCTCGACGCCGCGGTCGAGGGAGAGCGCGTCAGCCGGCGCACGGCGATGCGGGCGACCCTGCAGCTCCTGGAGACGCTCACCGGGCAGCACGTCGACGCTGACGACGAGCAGGAGAGGATCGACGCCGAGGCTGCCGAGCGCGAGCTACGGCGCGCCGAGCTGGCGCAACAGATGGCCCAGCGCCTGCTGCCCGACCAGGGCGGCGGGGATGAGACGCCCGACAGCCTCGCCCGCGAGGGAAGCGACGAGACATGGCGCTGGCTCGTCAGCACAACGCGCGGACGTCACCTTCTAGGGCAGTTCCTGCGCGAGCGCGTGTCCGACGACCCAGGACCCGGCCCCGAGCCGCCCGAGGCATCAGCGTGAGGATCACCGAGGCGCCTGTCTATCGCGTCCCGCGCCCAGCCCGGAACACCCTGGGGCAGATCGACCGGCTCGAAACGACCGCCGCGCGCGAGCAGGTCCGCTTCCTGCGTGAGCTGCGGCGGGCGGTGGTGGGGATGCTCGCCGGGCTCGACCCCGCGCGGTTCCGCACGGCGCAGCTTTCCGCGCTGCTGACGATCATCGACTCGGAAATCGAGGTGCGCCGGATCGCCGCAATGGGAGCGATCCAGGGCCCGGTGGAGACGGCGGGTGCCCTCGGGGCCGAACTCGTCGACCGGGTGCTGGTGGGGGTCGGGGGCGCCCAGGTCGGCCAGGCCGGGCTGCTGGGGTTCTCGTCCGAGCTGATCGCCGGGTCGATCCAGGTGACCACGGGCCAGGTGACGGCGGTGTGGGGCGAACTCGGCGCGAAGCTACGGAACACGATCCGGCGCACGTCGCTCGGGGCGGTGGATTCCACAGCCGCGGTCAACGCGATAACCCGGGCGATCAGGGACCCCAAGACCTTCGGCTCGGCGATGGCCAGGGCCGAGACGATCGTGCGGACCGAGGTGAATCGCACCTTCGGCCAGGCGACGTTCGAACGGATGCGGCAAGGGAACGAGCGGATCCGGGGCGGGATGCTCAAGGCGTGGCTCACCGCCGGGGACAAGCGGGTGAGGCGTAGCCACATCATCGCAGGCGATCGCTACGGCTTCGGCGGCTCGAGGCCCGGGCCGATCGCGATGGAGAAGCCGTTCGAGGTCGGCCGGGCGCGGCTGATGATGCCGCTCGATCCCCGTGGCCCGGCCGAGGAGACGATCAACTGCTTCCTGCCCGGGACGAGGGTCGGTGGAGCAGTCCTCGCGGCCTCAGAAGCCTTCTATGCGGGCACAGCGTGGCGGATCAAGACGGCGCGGGGTCACACGCTCGCCGTTACGGCCAATCATCCCGTACTGACCGGGCGGGGGTGGACGCCTGCATGCGAGATCCGCGAAGGCGACGAGCTGCTCAGCGACCCGGGTCACGTCGAGCTTGGCGTGCAGCGGCACATAGACCACGAGCACCCGGAAGCCACGGTGGATCAGGTGTTCGAGACGCTCGCGGCGAATGGACGAGTGCGGTTGCCGGTGGTTCGCGGCCTGGATCTCCACGGCGATGCGGCAGCGCTCCCGAATCCCTATGTCGACGTTGTAGCCGTCGACCGCCATGTTCTGGACGGGCTCGTAGCCGGCCTCGCAGAGGGCCTCGACCAGCTCGCGCTCGTAGAGGACGTGGCTGTGGTGGGGGCGCCCCTCGCGGGCCAAGGCGCGGCGCTTGAGTTCGGCGGGGCTTGCCTTGCGGCCGCGGACCGCGGCATGAGCGGCCGCGACCTGCCGACGCCGGGCAGTGGGCCCCATCCCCTCCCACTTCAGCCGCTCCTGCTCGGACTGGCTGCGCAGGGAAACGCCGCAGCGTTGCAGCGCGCGGCCGATCGTGTCTCGGGAGACCCCGTAGCGTTTCGAGAGCTGAAGAACGGACTCGCCGGCCTCGTAGCGCCGGACCATGTCGTCGAAGTGCTGAGCTATCGGTACGCGGGGCCGGTATTCGACGTGCAGACCGTCGGTGGTGTCGTTCACAGCAACGGCATTATCTCACACAACTGTAGGTGCCGGCTGGTGCCGGTGCCCGCGTCAGCGGTCGCCACTGCGGCGGCCGCGTAGGAGGGTGCGATGTCGAAGCGGAAGAAGGGCGCGGAGCCGAAGCGGAAGAAGGGCGCGGAGCCGGCCCCGGACGAGACGCCGGGCGCCGTGGATGTGCCGTCGGCGGAGGTGCCGTCGGCGGTCACCGAGCCGGAGCTGATCACCGTTCTCGAGGGCGCCGAGCAGATCGAGATCGAGCCCGGCGTCACGGTCGCGATCCCGGCCGGGACGTACACCGGCCCGGAATACGACGCTGCGGTGGATGCGGCGCTCCAGGAGCTGGTCGGTGACGCCCCGCCCCCCGACGACGTCGACGCGCTGCTCGAGCGAGGGGAAGAGCTGGCCGAGCAGGCCGAGGCCGTCGGCGCGGAGCTGGACGGGATCACGGAGCAGCTCGATGCGATCCCGCCTCCGAAGCTCGACCCGGCCGCCCCGGGCCCTTACCTGGACGCGATCGGGCTCGACCCGGCGCACATCCTGTCGAGCCGGATCGACGGCCCCGACTTGATCGTGGTCACGGTCGGCGGGAAGAAGCTCCGGCTCCCGAGGGACGAGGCGAAGGCCCGGGCGCTGACGCCGGGGGAGCGCGACGGGGTGATCCGGACGACGGCGCACATCAACACCCACCCGATCAACGCGGGGCGCAAGTGACGCCGGCCCAAGCGTACCAGGGCGAGCACGTCCAGCTTCGGCAAGGGACGCTACCCCCCTGGTCGGTGCGGGTCGAGCCGACTCGGCCGCACATCTGCATCCCCGACTTTCGCGACCCGCAGCTCGCGGGATACGGGCGGTGCGTCTTCTGCAATGCCGGCGAGGGCCCGGGCCGGCCACTGGAGCCGCCGGCCGGTTTCGTCGGCGCCTTTCACTTGCACGTTGGCGCCGGCCAGGGCGAGACCTGCGCGTGGTGCGGCTTGCCCCCGGTGGAGTGGGAAGCGCACGACGCCGAGCTGCGGGCGATCTTCGGCCCCCCGGCATCCACGCTGCCCAGGAGTTGCTGATGGGCGCCCGGATCCCCGCGTTGGTGCCGGTGAGGAGCGGCTACGATCGGCTGCCACCTCCTCCGCCCGCCCCGCCAGTCGCCTCGCGGGCATGCGCGGGCTGCGGCGCGACCTCTCGCGGTGTCGCCTGCGCCTACTGCGGACGCCCCCGATGACCTGGTCATGGCTCGTGGACTTCGCGGCCGAGGCCCGTCGTCAGGCCGACGCGATCGGGCTACTGATGCTCCCTCCGGCCGTAGGGTTGGGGCTCCTGGCGCTCTGGCTCGAGCGCCGGGCACGCAAGTAGCTCCCGTGGGCATGGACCGGCTGCTGGCTCGCATCGCCGAGGGGGCGCCACCGCTGCGCGTCTCCGAGGTGGCCAGCATGACCGGCTACTCGGTGCGCTTCGTGCGAAAGCTGATCGAGGCCGGGACCCTCGCGACGGTCTGCCCTCCGGGCGGTTCCGAGCGCCGGGTCCCGGTCCAGGAGGCCAGGAAGCTGGCCGCGGCGCTCCGGCTGCTGGAGTAAACCGGCTGGAGTAAACCGGCAAAGCCGGCAAACCGCGCCCAACTTACACGCGCCCTCTGGACCGCTCGGGGGCGCATCCCGCACCCTCAGGACGTGAAGTCGTTCGAGCAGCTCCGGGACGCCGCGCGAGCCGCACTGCGGCGCGTTCTGGGCGAGCCATACAGCGACGTGACGAGCAACTGGTCGCTGGTCGCGACCTTCGCTGACCACGTCATCGTCGAGCGGCCCGATTCGCAGCTCTCCCGCTACCCCGTCACCTTCGATCTGTTCGGCACCGCGAGCATTGGCGAGCCCGAGCCGGTCGAGATCGCCTACGTCCCGATCAAGGAGGGCGCCGCGTCGCTGATCATCGGCCCACTCACCGAGGCCGAGGGCGGCAAGGCCGGCTCCCGCTGGTCCGTCGTGGTGATCCAAGAGGGCCTGAGCGTCAACCGCACCCTGTACCCCGCCCACGTGCTCCAGGCCGCAGCGGCGCTCTACGAGGGCGCGAAAGTCTTCTGGAACCACTCGGACGGTCGGACGCTTCGGGACCCGCGGGACATCGCGGGCTTCCTGCGTGGCGCCCAGTACGGGTTGCTCGAGGCGGCTCAGCCGGTCGGTGCCATTTGCGCCACGCTCCACGCCACCGACGCCGGGCTCCGCGAGCGACTCCTCGAGGCATACGACGCCGGAGCCCCCGACCTTTTCGGCCTGAGCCATACGGCCCAGGCGGAGACCGAGCGCGTGAAGCTCGGCGACGGGCCCGCGACGCGGGTGAAGACGATCAAGGCCGTCGAGTCCGTCGACGTCGTGTCCTTCCCCAGCGCCGGGGGCCGCGTCATGCGGCTGGTAGCCGGCAGCGCAACCCCCGTACCTGTGACCCCGGAGGATCTCGTGACCTTTGCCCAGAAGCTCCAGAAGCTGCAGGAGTCGAGCCTGCGCGCGCACCTGTCCGCCGAGCCCACCGAAGCCGAGGTGGATGCCCTCCTGCGCGTTCTCGAGGCGCAGGGGTCGGGGGCGCCCTCCTCCGCGGGTCTCGCCGCCCCCGCGACCGGCGCCCCGGCCCCCGCGCAGGGCGCCACCAATCCGGCACCGACGCCCGACGCCGGCCGGCTGACCGAGGCCGATCGGTCGCTGCTGCGCGAGGCGCGGATCCAGCACGTGATGACGGGGCGGACCTTCGGGCCGCTGCAGAACGTCGCGCGCCGCGCTCTCCAGGAGATGGCGACGCGCGACGCCACGGTCGCCGAGATGATCGCGGCGGCGGACGAGATCGTGCAGGAGGCCGCCCGGCTCGCCCAGCCGCCCACGGGAGGCAGCGGGCAGGCGGCGGCCGACGTCACCCGCGACGAGGCGGACAAGGTGCTGGAGTCGGTCGACGGGTTCTTCATGCACGGCGCCTCCGACCAGGTGCGCCGCGAGTACGAGGCCCTCACGGGCCACGCCGCCCCCGCGACCGGGACGCGCTCGATCAAGCGGCTCTACGAGGACATCACGGGCGACCGCGACGTGTCCGGGGTGCTCCGCGAGGCGCGCGGGCTCGAGCGCTTCCAGCGCCTCCTGGAGGCGATCGGGACCGGCACGTTCACCAACCTTCTCGGCGACTCGATCACGCGGCGCATGATCGCCGAGTACCGCGCCACCGACTTCTCGATGCGGTGGCGCCGGATCTGCTCGAACATCGTGCCGCTGGGCGACTTCCGCACCCAGGAGCGGCTGCGCTGGGGGTCGTTCGCTGACCTGGCGATCGTGGCCCAGGCCGGGACCTACCCGACCCTGGCGGATCCGACGGACGAGAAGGTCAGCTACGCGCCCGCGAAGCGCGGCGGGATCGTCTCGATCACCCGTGAGGCGATCAAGAACGACGACGTCGGCTTCGTCGCGCAGATCCCGCAGAAGCTGGCGCTCGCCGCGGCCCGCACGCTTCACAAGTTCGTGTTCGACCTGATCATCACGAACCCGACGCTCGACGACTCGGTCGCGCTCTTCAACGCCTCGACGAACCGCGGTCCGACGTCGGACGGGAACATCCACACGACCGCGCTGTCGGCCGCCAACGTCGCGGTGGCGCGACAGCGCCTGCTCAAGGTCGAGGACCGCGACGCGAACACGGTCCTCGGCCTCTCGCCGAAGATCCTCATCGTCCCCGTGGAACTCGAGGAGTTGGCCTGGCGCCTGACCTCGATCCCGATGCAGCCCGTCTCGGGCAACGCGGCGACGGAGCCCAACATCCAGGTGCAGCGGTACGGGCTGAACGAGCTGATCGTCCTCGAGACGATGAGCGACGCGAACGACTGGTTCATCCTCGCCGACCCGCGGCTCCAGCCCACCATCGAAATGGGCTTCGTCGACGGCCGCGAGGAGCCCGAGCTGTTCGTCCAGGACCAGCCCAACGTCGGGTCCGTCTTCTCGGCCGACAAGGTGTCGTGGAAGCTCCGGCACGAGTACGGCGGGAAGGTCGAGGACTGGCGCGGGATGCAGGGCGGGATCGTCACCTAACGCGGGGGCCTGGGGGCTCTCCGCTCTCCGCCTGAGCCCCCACCCTCACACCTCTTTCGAGGAGCGAGACATGAGCCAGAACGCACAGGGCGATCACCCCGGCTACCAGCAGGAGCACCATACGGTGCTGCCGGCCCACGCCGCCGCGACCGCCACCGAGAAGCTCAAGCTGTACGTGGCGGAACGCGCCTGCCGCGTCAAGAAGGTCGCGATCCACCCGTCGGCCGCGGTCACCGGGGACAACACGAACCGCACGAACCTCAACGTGGACAAGAACACGACCGAGGTCGCGAACCTCGACCTCGACACCGGGACCGACCTGGTGGCCCAGGCCGAGACGGTGCTCTACGAGCCCGCCACGCCCCTGCCGATGGCGGCCGGCGACTACATCGGCCTGGAGTGGGAGAAGGTCGCCTCCGGCGTGCTGGTCCCCGCCCTGGCGGCCGTGGTGGTCGTGGACTTCGAGCCGTAGGCGGGGCGCTCGCTCATGATGGCGGCGACCTCGCGCAGCATGACGGCCACCACGGCGGTCCACTCGGGCCCCGGGAAGGTCTTCGGCGCGCGCCTGGTCGCCGCAGCCGACGCCGCTACGGCGATTCTCCGGGACAGCGTCGACGGCTCGGGCCCGATCATCGCGAAGCTCGGCGCTGGCGCAGCCCTCGCCGTGGACGACTGGACCCCCGCGGCGCCGGTCGTCTTCCACGCCGGCCTCCACGTGACGATCACGGGGACGACTCCGCAATTCAACGTCTTCATCTAGGGGCTCCCGATGGCAGCAAACCTCGGGGCCATCCGGACCAAGCTCCTGGCCAGGCTCCAGGACGACGCGGCGAAGCTGACCAACCCCGGTGAGTTGGACGCCGCGATCGCTTCGGCGCTCGAGCGCTACTCGAAGGATCGCCCCCGACAGGTCGTCGCCCAGGTCGACGGGGACGGTGGCTTCTCCTACGCGACATCCGGACTCACGGGCTGGGTCGACGGGTTCTCGGGGATCCTCGATCTGATCTACCCCTACCTGAGCACGGACCAGCAGCCCAAGGCGCTGGATCGCGACCGCTACCTGGTTCGGCGACTGCCGGCCGGCACGGTGCTGCACTTCATCGAGCACACACCGGCGGCGGCCGAGGACTTCCTCGTCGAGTACACCGTGCCGCACACCCTCGACGCTGACTCGTCGACCGTGCCGGCGAGCGACGACGAGGCGCTTGCCGACCTCTCCGCGGCTGAAGCGTTCGACTACCTCGCGGCCGTGTCGCTCCAGGAGCTGCAGAGCAACATCGACGCCGACACGGTGGACCGGTTGTCGAAGGCTGGCGAGTACCGGCAGCAGGCGGCGGCGTTCCGCAAGAAGTACGAGGCCAAGATCGGGAGCACGGCTGATCAGCCCGTCCCGGCCGCCGCCTACGCCGAGGCCGACCTTGCGTTCGGCGACTCCCGCGCAAGTGACCGCTTCTTTCATGCACGGGATCGCTTCTGATGCTGGGCTTTGAGATCGAGGTCCCGCGTGACGGCCTCGCCGGGGGCCGGGGCGACGTGATTGTCGCCGAGGAAACCCTCGGGTGGGTCGAGGAGGGCGTCAACCTGGCGGTGCTCTACATCGCGCCGCTCACGCCCGTCAACACCGGCGGCACCCGTGGAGCCATCCAAACGAATGTCACCGGCTCCGAGGTCTCGCTGACCGGCCGCGTTTTCAACCCGCTCCCGCACGCGATGGTGGTGGAGAAGGGGTCGAAGAAGCGCTGGTGGCCGCCCCTCGAGCCGCTGGTGCGGTGGGCGCGGGCGAAGTTCGGCGCCGCCGATGCCGTGGCGATCGCCGCGCGGGTCCGCTACGCGATCCGGCGCCGCGGCCTCAAGGGACACCACATGTTCCGCGACGGCTGGCGCAAGGCCGATCCGATCGTGCGGGCGAGCGCCGAGATGACGCTACAGCGGATCCGGGATCGCTTGGCGGGGGGGGCATAGGTGGCGCTCTCCTCGACGATCCGTGCGGTGCAGACCTCGATCGAGACGCTGGTGACCGCCGTCGCCGGCATCGGGAACGTCTACGGCTACGTCCCGCTGATCAAGACCGAGGCCGAGCTGGTCGCGAAGATGGCGAAGGACGGGGTGTTCAATGCCGTCTTCATCACCCTCGCGCCGCAGAACCCATTCGTCGCACGCCGGCTGCCGGCGAATCAGGAGCTGGCGGACATCGCTTTCGCCGTGCACGTATACCAGCGGGTCGAGGGGGACGCCTCGGCCAGCGAGCAGACATTCATCGACCTGGTTGAGGACGTGATCGACGCCTTCCGGGCCGACAAGACGCTGAAGAGCGGCGGTGCCCGGACCGTGATCGAGGGCGGGCCGGCGCAGTGGGCCCAGTTCGGCCACGCCGAGTACCAGGGCGTGACGTGCCACTTCGCCCGACTGGCCTACACCGTGCGGACCCAGGTCGAGCCCTAGAGGGGGGAGCCATGCCCAGCAAGAGGAAGACCGAGCCCCGGACGCACTTGGCCTACGCGGCCGGCCGGGGCGCGCGCGTCAGCATCGGCGCCTATGGCGTGGCGCTCGAGGATCAGCCGTGCGCGATCCCCGGGTCCGTCGCGGCAGAGCTGGCGCGCAACAGCAAGCTGCGGATCGAGCGGATCGAAGCGAAGCCGGCGGCGCCGGCCAAGCCGGCGCTCGCGCCAAGGAAGTCTCCGTCGCGATCCGGCGACGGTGAGAAAGAGGCGTAACCCATGCCCGACTTCTACCTGCTCCGAAACGACGAATTCGCCGTGCAGGAGGAGGCCGCCTACGGCACCAGCCCGGGCGCCCTCGCCGGCGGCGACTTCTTCAAGCACACCTCTCCGAGCGTGGCCGTCGTCCCCGAACTCGAGGAGCTCTACCGCGACCGCGACCGCGACAACGCGCAGGCGTCGGTGCTGGAGCTGCAGACGGGGCGGAAGCGGTCCCAGGTGGCGCTCGAGATGGACCTGATCCCTTCAGGCGTGACGGGCACGCCCACCCCGCCGGATCCGTCGGCGTTCTGGAAGGCCCTGCTCGGGTCGGAGCACACGGCGGACGCGCACACCACCACGACGTCGGGCTCGGCGGGGACGGCGCTCGAGCTGGCCACGGGCGGCGTGGCCGCGTCCGGGATCGAAGTGGGCGACCTGATCGCGGTCGACGTCTCGGCCGCCGTGGGCATCGAGGTCCGCGAGGTCGCCGCGCTTCCCGGGGCAGACACCGTCACCCTGGATCGGGCGCTCACCGCCGACCCGGCTACCGGTCGGGACGTGTTCGTGGGGAGCACCTACAGCCTCGACGAGGCGACCGCACTGTCGCTGTTCCTGTGGCTCTTCAACAACGACGACATCCGAGAGACGGTCCCGGGGCTCGTCGTCAAGGAGGGCGGCTTCGAGGTCAACTTCGGCGAGGCCGTGCCGCTGGCTAAGTGCCGGTTCGGCGGCACGGGCAAGTACGAGACGGCGCAGACCGCGACGACGCGGCCGACGCCGACCACGCAGGGCTCGCCGCTGACTCCCGCCGTGGGGAAGGTCTGGATCGGCGCCACGTCGGTGCCGATCATCTCGGCGAACGTCACGATCGCGAACGGGCTCACCACGCGAGAGACCGAGTCCGATTCGCTCGAGCCCACGGGCGCGAAGCGCACCGAGAACAGCTCGCGCTACATGGTCGAGCAGACGCTGGAGATGTACCTGCGGGACGACACCAAGACCTTCTACGACGGGTCGAAGACCCGCACGGCGAGGGACGTGATCTGCCAGCTCGGGGATTCGGTCGGCAACATCTTCGCGTGGCGGACGCGGAACTGGAAGCCGCGCGGGGAGCGGATGGAGCAGGACGGCGAGATCGGGCTGCGCCTGGCGGGGCGTGCGCTCGGTGTGTCGGGCGACGACGAAATCAAGGTGGCGTTTCTCTGATCTGAACGCCGCCACCAGGCCACGAGGAGGGCCACCACATGCTGCTGCTGTCGCGGAAGCCGAAGACGTTCGAGGTAGAGGTGGACGGCGAGACCGTCCGCTACAATATGAACCGGCCCACGCGGGCCACCGCGATCCGTATCGTTTCGGGCTTCTCCCGCGTGCGAACCGACGGGGTCGAGCGGAGCTACCGCGAGGTGGTGAAGATCGGCCGCGCTCACGCCCGGCAGGACTGCGACCGGCTCCGCGCGTCGGTCCGCGCGCTGGGGTTCGACCCGGTCCTGATCGAGAAGGGCGCGATGGAGCCCGAGGAGATGCGGGACGCGCTCCAGGCGTGGCACGTGGAGAACGGCCACGAGATTCCGGCCGTGGACGAGGCCGCCCTCGACGCGCGGCTCGACGAGATGGCCGGGATGGTACGGGCGCACCGGGCGGCCGAGGCCGAGTACATGCAGTCGGTGAGCGACGACCTGCTCGAGGCGTGCTTCGGCCTGGTCTTCGGCGTCGAGGGCGTCGAGACGGAGTCGGGGCCGGTGACGGACGGCCCCGACCTGCTCGCGCTCTCGCCACCGCACGCGCTGGTGTCTCACGTCGTCGGGCGCGCGCAGGAGCTGAGCCAGCTCACCTCTACCGAGGGAAAAGCCTCCGGCTCGCCCTCCACCTCCGAGCCGGCGGAAAAGATCAGCGGTGGAACCTCGGGTGTGGAATCTGCCGCCGCCGGGGATGGGACGGACCTCGCAACTGCGCCGGAGACCCCTGTAACCGTGCAGTAGTTTTCCGGTCTGGGAAGGACGATCGAGGACGGCCACGTGTCGAATCCACGGTCTGCCCCGTGCTGGAGATCACGCAGGAGGCTGAGGTCACCGTCCAGTGGTTTCTCGGGTCGCTCGAGTACGGAGCGTGGGGCGACCCGGTCGGGGTGAAAGAGTGGCCGGAGCCGGGCGGGGTCATGGAGCAGGACGCGAGGCTGGTTCAGGCCGTCGGCCTGCTGCTGGGCGAGCTGCGGTTCCTGCCGTCGCGCCAGCCGAAGCCCGAGAAGGAACAGCCCCGGAAGCGGCGCCAGTCGAGAGGGTGACCTGTGGCTGACCGCCAGACCCTCGAGCTGATCATCCAGGCCCGGAACCAAACCGACCGGGCGTTCAAGCAGATCGATGCCGAGTTTAAGAGCCTCTCGGCCGCAGTAAAGCGGGCATCCCGCGACGTCGAGAAGGACTTCGGCGGCGCCCTCAAGACGTCGAGGCTGGTGGTCCAGCGACTCGGCCGTGACTTCCCGGCCCTGAGGACTGCGGCGCTTGCGACGGGCGATGCGTTCGGCTTCGTCGCCAAGAAGGGTCGCGAGGTCGCCAAGATCGACCTGGAAAAGAAGCTCAAGAGCTTCACCCAGACGTATTCGGCGGGCTTCTCGATCCTGCGGACGACGGCGCTTGCGGCGACTGCTGCGCTCGTAGCGACCGGTGGCGCGGTCGCCTTCCTCGCGGTCAAGGGGCGCGAGGTCGTCGGGATCGAGAACAGCTTCAAGGCCCTGACGGCCGCTGCCGGCGAATCCGGCGACGTCATCCTTTCGAAGCTGCGGCCGGCCACGCTCGGGGCGATCTCCGATCTCGAGCTGATGCAGCGGACCAATCAGGCGCTGCTGCTCGGGATCCCTGCGAGCGCGGACGGGCTCGAGGAGTTGGCGTCGGCGGCGGTGAAGCTCGGCGACGCGATGGGGCTCTCGGCGAGCAAGTCGCTCGAGAGCATGGTCACCGGCCTCGGCCGCCAGTCGGCCCTGTGGCTCGACAACCTCGGCATCGTCGTTGACACCGAGGCTGCGTACAAGACGCACGCGGCGACGCTCAAGAAGACGGCCGAGCAGCTCACCGACGTCGAGCGAAAGACCGCGTTCTACAACGCCACCCTCTCCTCTGCGCGCGCCAAGATAGAGGAACTCGGCCAGACCCAGCAGTCGCTGGGCCTGAGCATGGCGCAGGTCAGTACCACATTCGAGAACTTCACCAACAGCCTGGCGAAGGCGGTCACCACGTCACCCGCGCTCGGCGCGGCGATGCAGGGGATTGCCGCGTCGCTGCAAGACGCCTTCGGCAACGATCCGCAGCGGATGGTGGACAGCCTCGTCGACAAGGTGGAGATCGGCGTCTTCGCGATGCTCGACCTCGGCAAGGCCGGAGTGGATTCGGCGCGGTTCCTCGTCAATGCGTGGAACTCCGTACCGCACGCCTTCTCGAAGATCCAGCTCTGGTTCCTGCGCCTGGCCGACGACCTCGACCAGGTGCAGATTCGGGCGCTCCAGCTCAAGGCCGATCTGTCGTTCGGGCTCGACACGGGCCTCAATGATCGGCTCGACGGGCTGCGTGCGGGCGCGGCCGATCGCAAGGTCCGGATCTTCGGTCTCGAAGAGGACATCCGGAATGGCGCTCAGAGCCCCACGGACGACTTTCTCGGGGGACTCCGGAATCAGCTCGACCAGCTAACGAAGGACGCGGCGAATGCGCAGCGCGCGTCCCGCGAGCTGGGAGGCGCCCTCCGCGACGACGTGGGCGAAGGCGGCGAGGCTGGAGCCAAGGGCGTCGAGCGCGTGGTCCGCTCGGCCCAGTCCTACCGCCGCGAGATCGAACGCACCATCACCCTGACGCGGGGCGCCCTCGCGGCGCGTGACGCCTTCAACCGGCAACAGCTCGAGCAGCGGCAGGCCGACATCGAAGCGTTCAAGACGCGGGCGGGGCAGCTCCCCGACTTCGTCCCTGAGCAGTTCGCCGACCCGGAGAAGGTGCTGTCGGGGACCTTCGACTGGAACATGATGCTCCAGGGCACCGCGCTGCTCGCCGGTGCGATCAAGGGAGAACTCGGGCAGGTCCCCGACATAGTCGCGAACATCGCTAAGGGCTTTTACGACGCGGTCACCCCCGCGCAGAAGTTCGCCGCGATCGCGGCGGGCGTCGGCCAGATCGGCGGGCTGATCGGCGGTCGCGGCGGGAGCGCCATCCAGGGCGCGGCCGGCGGGGCCATGATGGGCATGTCGCTCGGCGGCCCCATCGGGGCGGCGATCGGCGGCGGCCTCGGCCTGATCGGGGGGCTCTTCGGCGGCGGGCCCTCTGATGAGGAGCTGGCCGCCCAGCGGCAGCAGGAGATCGACGAGCTGCTCGGGTCCTTCGAGCGGCTCAAGGGTGAGCTGGGCGAGATCCAGAGGGAGATCACCTCGGGCGGGCTCTCTGGCCTGGCGGCGGTCTTCACCCACCTGGGCAGCGTCACGGACCTGACCCAGGAGCGGCTCGACCGCATGGGCCTCGTCGGGTCGGCGGTCTTCCAGGAGCTGCGCGCGCAGGGCATGGGCCTCGTCGAGGCGATCCGCGCGATGGCGCCCTCGCTCGATGCAGCGATCACCGCGGCCCAGGAGGCGGGGCTCGAGATCACCGGCGCCTTCGCGGCGCTGACGAGCTTCCAGGGGCTCGTGACCGACAACGAGTCCCTGGTCGCCGCGGCCGAGGGGGTCGCGGGCGTGATCGACATGCTGCGCTCGACGGGCTCCATGACACAGGAGACCTTCAGCGCGATCACGGCCGAGATTCTCACGATGTTCGGGGAGCTGACCGCCGCCGGGTTCACCAGCGAGCAGGCATTCCAGATCCTCGGGCCGGCGATCTTCTCGGCGAAGGAAGCGATCGGCGAGTTTGGCTTCAGCGGCGGCCAAGCATTCGACGACTTGCTCGCCGACGCGGACAAGGTGCCCGGGCTCTTCGACGACATGGTCGACCCGATGGACCGCCTCGTGGAGATCCAAGGGGCCATGCTCGAGCTGTTCCGCGAGCTGGTGCGGGTGATGGGCGGCGAAGTTCCGGCGAGCGTGCAGGCGACGATCGACTCAATTCGGCGGATCCCGCGCAACGTCACGGTCGACGTGGACTATCGAGACCGCGGGCCTGGAGGGCGTGGCGCGGGCGACGAGGGCGACGGCGGTCATCGTGGATCCCAGCAGGGATTCGCCGCCGAGGGCTTCGTGCCCTTCACCCCCGGCGGCGGGCGGTCGGTGCGTGTCGGCGAGCAGCGGACGGAGCGGATCATCTCGGACGAGAGCCTCGCGGGCGTCGTCGCGCGTGCGGCGCGGATGGGCGCCGGCGGTGGTGAGGGCCGCGGGAGCGCTCAGCGCGTGGACCTCTACTTCCACCCGCCGGAGATTGCGCGGTGGTTCGAGCGCCAGAGCCGGAGCGGCGCGCTCCGGACGCACCCCGACTCCGTGACCAGGCAGGGGACCTAGAGCGATGCCACAGGGACGGATCTTCCACGACAACTTGGTGCAGGCGTCAGGTACGGTGCTCTCGGCGTCGAGCGAGGACCCGTCGTTTCCCGCGGTCGCGATCCTCGATCAGCTCCGCTCTGAGACCTGGCGCTCGAAGCCCGGCTACAACGTGGTCGCCGGGCGAAACGACAAGCTCGACCTCACCGAAGCCACCACGGGGGACGCTGTCGCCACCCTCACCCCGGGGAACTACGCCACTCCGGCGCAGTACGCCGCCGAGGTCGAGACACAGATCAACGCGGCCGCCACCGACAACACCTACACCGTCACCTACGACGCGGGGACGAAGCTCTTCACGATCGCGCGCGCTACCGGCTCCGACGCCTTCGGGCTGGAGTGGTCGACGGGGGCGAGCGCCGCCACCTCCTGCGGCCCCGACCTCGGCTTCGACGTGAGCGCCGACGACACCGGAGCCACGTTCTACGCGGGCGACGCGGCCTCGTACCACTCGCGCGAGTGGCTCAAGGTCGACCTCGGCTCGGCGATGGCCGTGCGCGCCGGGATCGTGATCGACCACAACGCGGGCTCCGGTGGGACCTTCACCCTCCGCGGCAACGCGACCGACGCCTGGGACGCGCCCTCGTTCTCGCAGGCGCTGGCCGGAGACGCCGAGATCCGAATCGACGTCTTCTCCGCCGACGAAAGCTATCACTACTGGGAGCTGCTCATTGATGACGTGGCGAACCCCGACGGATTCTCCGAGGTCGGCATCTGGTTCGCCGGCCCGGGCGTCTTCCCGACGCACTCCTACACCCACGACCTCGGCCTCAACCCGTTCGAGCTGTCCTCGATCGACGCGGCGGAGGGTGGCGCTCACTACCAGGACCAGAAGCCGCGCCGCGATGTCTGGTCCGTGTCCTGGACCGACGAGGAGGAAGCGGACAAGGACGTGCTCGAGGCGTGGGCAGAGGCCACCCCGGTCGGTACGTGCTTCTTCTTCAGCTTCACGGCGACCGAGACGGACACCCGCTACGTGTTCCGCCCCAGCGCAATGGCGTTCGGCCTGACGGCAGATCGCTACTGGAACATCTCGCAGGCGCTGGCGGAGGCGCTCGGGTGACGCGGGTCGGGCGCGGGGCGATGGGCGTGGCGAGCAATCTGCCGACGCTGGAGGAGCTGCTCGAGTCGAGCGCGTCGGACCGCCGGCACGTGGTGGAGCTGCGGCCGGGCGTCCTGATGACCGACTGGTTTCTTGATGCCGGCACGACCTACGTCGCGGCGTTCGCCCCCGTCTTCGGCGGTCGCCGGCTCGACGTGGTCGACGTCGTCACGTTGCTGGACACGGGCCTGGAGCGCGCCGAGACGCTCGCGGACTGCGAGGCCACGGCCGGGACGTTCTACTTCGACCCCGACGTGGACACGACGGACGCTTTCATCTGGGACGAGTCGTCGTGGGACGACGGAAAATTCTGGGATCGCTTCCCACGGCTCTACGTCCACCTGGAGAACGGCAGCAACCCGCGCGATACGACCGTGCTCGCCCGGGTGGTCTTCTTCTTCGCCGGGCAGGGCGCGGTCGTTCCGGATCTCGGCGCCGACATGCTGGAGGATGGGGACTTCGAGGCCGCGTGGAGTGGCGGGGCGCCCGCGGGCTGGACGAAGACCGAGGCCGGGTCGGGCGCCGTGACGGAAGAGACAGCCGACCCGATCGAGGGGTCCAAGTCGGTGGGGCTCTCGATCGAGAGCGACGAGAGCGGCGCAGCGTCCGTCCAGAAGACCCTGGCGCTCCAGGTGGGGGCGCAGTACCGGGTGACTGCCAAGTACCGGACGGCTGCTGCGAACCGGACAGGAACGGGCCTGCTCGATGGCGCTTCCTTCGCGGCGCGGTACGACTTCGAGGCGGACGGCTCTGGGATCGGGCCGGCGCTCACGGAGGCGAACAGCCCGACCTACGGAGCGGCAGTCCACGGGAACGGCGCGCAGCTCACGAAGGTCACCGACCTGACCGACTCGCCGTACTTTCAATCGACGTCTGCGGACTTCGATCCCGGCTCGGAAAGCAGTGTCTTGGCCTGCAAGGTACGGCGAGACAGCAGCGGAAACGTCCAGCACATCTTCTCCAAGGGCGCGGGCGGCGGGACCGGCTGGTCGTGCCGGGTCGCCCTGGACAGGCTCGTTCTTTCGATCAAGGACGCCGTTCTCTCGACGATCCAGGTCTTCACGCCGGTCGGCAATATGCCAGACGACGACCTCTTCCACTCAGTCGTGGTGATCATTGATCGTGCGAGCGGGCTGCTGCTCGGGTACGCCGACGGGATTCTTGTCGGCTCGGTAGACATCTCCGCTCTCGGCGCGATCACGAGCGCTGCGGCGTTCAAGATTGGCGCCGGTGACCCCGCGGGCGTACACACAGCCAACATGCTCGACGGCCGTATCGACCAGGTCGTCTTCCTCCTCGGCCGAGCCTGGACCGCCGCCGACGTGCTCGAGTACCACGCCGCCGAGGCCGGATCGCCTCCGGGCGCGTGGAACCCCAGCGAGGCCCGCATCCGAGTGGGAACCGACGCCGCTGGCTGGCTCAGCAGCGACGGCCGCTCCTACGGCGCGCAGCACGGGGCGTCCCTCGCGCGCACCAGTGGCCGAGTCCGGACCGCCACCTTCGACTTCGTCGCCCACATCGCCGCACCGTCGCTGCAGCTCGCGCTACTCGGCACCGGAGCGGCCGGCGTCGTCTTCGACGCGGTCACCGTCCGTCGGATCTGGCGCTGGCACTTCGCCCGCCCGCGACTCCTCGCCGGGGCGATGCCGTCCAGCTCCGTCGGCCAGCAAGACACCTTCTTCGGCGCCGAGGTGATCGGGCAAGGCGAAGTGGGGCTCGCGAACGGTGACGGCCTGGTCGAGGAGATGCTCGCCGGCTTCGAGTGGATCTCCGCCGAGGCCCGTGTGCACCAAGGCGGCGTCATGCCCGACGGCCGCGAGCTCTCGTTCTGCGCCTACCTACGCCGCTTCACCGGTCGCGTCGAAGAGCCCGAGGACGTGACGGACCAGACCGTGAGCCTCCCGCTGGAAGACTCGAAGGGGCTGCTCCACCGCGACGCCCCCCCCAACAGCTACGCGCTGGCCGACTTTCCCGCGATGGTCGCCGCTAAGGTCGGCCAGCCCAGGCCGCTGTGGATCGGCCCGAAGACCAACGTCTCCCCGGTCCGGATCCTGCGCGACCCCGACACTGGCTACGGCACCTACGAGCTGGCCGACCCGACGGCCGGAGTGCCGGGGCGTGGTATCGGCTTCGAAACGGCCGTGTACGCCTACGCCGACCAGGCCGCGGCTACGGACCAGGTCGCCGCCCGCAGGCTGACGCTCAGTCTCGGCGTCGACTACCAGCGCGACCTCGCGGCCTGTCGCATCGAGGTGCTGCGCGATGTCCAGGTGATCGAGGTGACCGCCGAGGAGAACCTGCTCGACTTCGACGTGGGCGCCTCGGCATTGCTCGCTACGCTGACCCCCGGGCTCTACGTCCCGGCGACCCTGGCGGTCGAGGCCGCGGCGCGCCTCAACGCCGCGGCGAGCGTCGCAGACATCACGGTCACCTACGACGACGAGTCGCACCGCCTCACGGTCGCGAAGGGCGCGGGGACGCTCAACCTCCTGTGCGACACGGGCGTCAACGCTGACCTGAGCGGGTGGAGCGTTCTAGGGTTCGACCGCGCGACAGACAAGACGACACTCCCGAGCTACGAGGGTGACGCCGAAGCGCTCTTCGACGCCGACACCGACGCGGACGTGTTGCACATCCTGAGGGTCGACGGCGACGGCTACAAGGACGACGCGGCCGGCACCTACACCGGCTCGGCGAGCGCCGTGATCACGCGCGGGGTGGACATCTGCCGATTCGTCTGGCACCGCCTCATGCGCCAGCCGCTGGACCGCTTCGACGAGGTGGCGGCTGCGGCGGCTCGCGCGTCGCACCCTGAGCCGCTCGCGCTCTACCTCTCGACCAGGACGACGACCCGCACCATATTCGAGGCGCTGCGATCGTCGAATCTTGCTCAGATCGTGGTGGACGGTGCAGGGCGACTCTACTACGTGCCGTACACGGACACGGTGCCTTCCACGGCTCCGGTTCTGCGAGACCGCGACTTTGCCTCCTGGCGCGCAGGCCGCCCCCGCGCGGACGTACACCCCGAGGTGATCGTACTCTACGGCGAGGACCCCACCACAGGCGCCCGGCTTGAGCGGCGCGCGTCAGACGGCTCGGTGCGGCTCGCTGCGGGCCGCCTGGGCCGCAAGGAATTGGACACGCTCCACACAACAGGCGACAACGCTCAGCTCTTGGCGAACCGCGCGCAAACGCTGGCCGCCGCGCGGCCCATTGTCGCGACGGTCACGGTGCCCTCGCGGCTCGCGCGCTACAAGCCTGGTGACTTTGTCCTTGTGACTCGCGCGCGCGGCCTGGGCGGGCCGTTCGTCGAGGAGCCCTTTCGCATCGTCTGGATGCAGCACGGCCGGCTGACCGAGGCGCGGCTAGTGCAGAACGTGGAGGTCTGATCGTGGCTGATTTCCTGGAGACCGAGCCGGAAACGTCGACGCTGGCCCTCTCCGCTGAAGTGCGGGGGAACTTCGCCGCCCTCCCGCTGTCGCTGGGTCAGCGGAACTGGGCGCCACCGATCACGATCTGGCCGGCGGGTGAGACCTCAGTGCCGGCGTACTACCGGGTCACCGGGGCCGGGGCGATCGTCACCCGCAGGTCGACGCCAGGCACCCCTTATCAGGGCAACACGAGCGTCGAGGTGACCTCGGGCGGTGCTGCTGCTGGGGTCTTCGAGCGCCGGATCATCCAAGCGGCCGACTGGGCAGCCTTCGCGTTTCTCGAGGGGCTCGACTTCAGCGCGATGGTGCCCGTGTGGACCGAGAGCCCGACGGCGGTCAGGGTCGGCCTGTTCGACGGCGTCGACACGATCTACTCCGCCTACCACACCGGCGGGGGCGAATGGGAGCTGCTGCCGGTCAAGCGCATCGTCGGCTCGGGCGGCACCCCTACCGAGCTGACGCTACGCTGCGAGGCCAACGTGGACGTGATCGCGAGGTACGGCCAGCCCTGCATCCGTCCGGGCCCGGTGCGCCCGGGATTCTGGACCCCGGCCGAGATGGAAGAGCGCACGATGCAATGGACCTGGGCGGGCGTGCTGGCGGTCGGCGACGACGCACTCGGCCACTTCCCGAGCCCCGGCCTCCCGTGCATCGTGACGGGCGCCCACCTGTACGCGGGGACGGCGCCCACGGACGCAGACATCGAGGTGCAGTTCGCGAAGAACGGCGCGGACGACATGTTCGCGACGGCGCCCGCGATCGCCGCGTCCGCCAACAGCGGATCCCAGGCGGTCGACGGGGCCACCTACGCCAATCGGTGCCTCGCGCTGAACGACCGCGTCCACCTCGACGTCGACCAGGTCGGCTCAAGCGTGGCGGGCTCCGACGTCAACGCGTACCTGCGCTTCCTGGCGCCGGTCCTCCCGACCCAGCCGTGGGTGACGTTCGGGACGGTGGAGTAGCTGATGCCCTTCGTCGCGACACTGACGCCGGCCGCGAACAACCAGGAGAACGCAGCCAACTGGGACATCAACGGCGCCGGCGACGCCTGGGAGGCGATCGCCGCGGAGGACGCGGCGACTTACGGCCGCAACAACCCCGCCGACCCTGACGGCGGTCACGCCTCGGCGACCTTCTACCTCACCGGGTTGCCGCCCGAGGCCGCGAGGATCACGGCCGATGCGGCGGCGCCGCCGGTGCGGGTCCGGAGCTGGTGCTTCGAGCTCGAGCCCAGCGGCGGGTTCACGATCTCGCACGGCATCGGCTACGGCGCCTCGACCGCAGGCTCAGGCACTTTCTCGGTGTCCGGCGGGACATCGCACGAGGTCGGGGCCTACGACTCGGCGCAGAACCCTGACGGCCCGCGGGCCTGGGTCATCACCGACTTCCCGGGCGACGGATCCGGCGCCTACGTGGTGATCGGCGCGAACCGCCCCACCGTGCTAGGCGAGGGCGCCTACTTCGACCGCGTGCGCTGCGATGTCCGCTTCGAGCGCAATCCCCAGGCCGGCATCTACGACGTCGTCGGGCCGTGGCTCCCGCTCGCCGGGATCCTCGGTGGCGTCGCTCACGCCCGGGTCGACATGCGCGGGCTCGCGCGAGAGGTCTACCAGGCCTCCCGCCGCCGGCTCTGGTGGACGGCGGACGAGGACCGGGTGCTGGGCGCCGAGCTGCGGGCCCTGCGCTGGCCCACGGTAGTCGACCTGGCCGCGCGCTAGCCTCGCCGCCGCAGCGCCCGGACGATCGCCGCGAGCGCCACGACGTAGAGCGCCCCGGCCACCATCCCGAGGCCGAACCACTCCCAGCAGCTCACCAGGCGACGGAGACGTTCCAGACGCCCGCGAAGGCCGACGCGATGGCGTAGACCCAACGGAGGGCGCTGGCGCGCTCGGGGTGGCCACCCCTGGCCCAGTGGACGCCGAGGCGCCAGGAGCCGACCGCCAGGCCGGCCTTGAGAGCGTGCACCAGAACGGGGCGATCGCCCAGCAGCACAGACCCCTCGAGTGTCCCGGGTCGGCTGAGGGCCAGGGCGCTGGAGCCGGCGTCGATCGACCACGCCACGGCGTACCAGCGCCAGGCGCCCCGGGCATCAGCTACCTGCTGCCGGGTCCCGGCCCGCTCGGGGCGGACGAGAGCGGTCAGCCCGGGCGCCGGAGGGCCAGCCAAGTCGCCCTCCTGTCGCCCCTCCGCGCTGATCGTCCCGGCGTGCGGCTGTAACTGCTGTCCATACGCGACTTGCGCGGACAGCGCCAAGCACGCGAGAAGAGCTTGAACGCCTCGCCATAACTGCATCGCTCACCGACCTTTCCGGGGTCTATCCCCTTATATAGTACTACGTTCCACGTGGCACCATAGGTCCAATAAATCGCCTGCAATGTATCGCACCTAATGATATCGTGTTGCCCCCGCGGGGTTGGGCTCGCCGGGGCAACAGCGGAGCGGAGCGGTGCAGCGCAAACGTGGAGCGCGACTGCGGCTCGAGGCCGCGCGGATCGCGGGGCTCGAAGCGGTCGACGGCCAGCGCACCGACTACGCCGACACCCTGCAGCGTGGCCTGGTGCTGCGGGTGACGCCGAGCGGGATCCGGACCTGGGTGCTGCTCTACCGGGCCGAGGCTCGGGTGCGGCGGCTGAAGCTGGGGCGGTGGCCCGACGTGTCGCTGGCGCAGGCCCGGCTGAGTGCGAGACGGGCCCGGGGGCTGGTGGACGCCGGCCACGACCCCCACGAGGAGCGCGTCGCTGATCGCCGTGCCCGGGCCGCCGCGCGGCTCGAGCTGACCCTGGGTGTGGTGCTGGAGCGCTTCGGCGCCCACCTCGCTGCTGGCGAGCACTACGGGCGGACGACGCGCGTGCAGTGGCCCCAGATGATGCGCAAGGATCTGCTCCCGGCGATCGGGCGCTTCCGGCCAGCGGACCCCGCCGTGCGCGGCGCGCTGGCGCTGGCGATCCAGGGCGTCATCGACCGGGGCTCGCCGGCACAGGCTCGGCGGACGCTCGAGCTGGCCCGGCGGGCGTGGAGTTGGGGCGTGGAGCGGGGGCTTATCCCCATCGCGGCGCCGTACCCGTTCCTCGGCCTGCGTGGGCCGCGCGCTCGCGCGAGGGAGCGCTACTACCTCCCGGCCGAGATCGCGGCGCTCTGGGCCGCTGTGGGCGGGGAGCGGGCAGTCTATCGGGACTGGTGGCGGCTGCTGTGGTGGACCGGGGCGCGGTCGTCGGAGGTCGCCGAGCTGCGGTGGGAGGAGCTGGAGCCCGACACGGGCCGGTGGACGCGGCTGCGGACGAAGGGCGGGCGGCCGCTGGTGCTGGTGCTGCCGCGGCAGGCCCGGGAGATGCTCGAGGGGCGCCGCACGGCTCGAGGGCTCGTCTTTCCGTCCCCGCGACGGCCGGGGGCCGCGCTCACGATGGGGAGCCGCGACCACATGGCGCGGCGGCTCCGGGCGGTCGCTTCCGACTACCGGCACCACGACGTCCGCCGCACCGTGAGGACCGGGCTCGCCGAGCTGGGGGTGCGGCACGAGGTCGCGGAGCTGGTCCTCGGGCACTCGCGGGGTGGGCTCGTCGAGACCTACGACCGGCACCTGTACCAGGCCGAGATCGCTGAGGCGCTCCAGCGCTGGGCCGACCGGCTCGAGGGGCTCACGGCTCGCACGGCTCCCGGGTGTTGACGTCCTGGTGGAGCGTGCGCGCCACCTGAAGGGCTGAAACCCACCCCACGGAGCCGTCGAGCGGGCTGCGGATCTGGTACTCGTTCTCGCCCCGCTTCACGATCGACGCGCGCGAGCCCGGGAGCAGTTCACCGACCTTCCCTCCGCGGCCCTGGTCGACCGGCCTCGCGAACAGGTTGATACGGTGGTTGGCGACGACCCATGCCTCTGTCTGCCCCATCTCCCTCGCCCACCGAGCGGCCGAGTGGAGTTCGATGTGCTCCTGGCAGGGCTCCGGGGTCGGGGTCGCCTGCCAGGGCGTGGCCGCTGGCCGCGGCGGCGCGTCTCCAGCGCCGGGAGCGGCGACGTGCGGCCCTGGACTGCGCAGGGCGGTCGTGATCGTCAGGGCTAGGAAGAGCGTCAGGATGATCGAGGCGCAACCGAAGGTGCAACTCGGCCGTCGTCGAAGCCGTCGGCCGCAATGGGGACAGGCATTAGCCTTGCTCGAGACGTCGCGCCCGCAGTCGGGGCAGCCCTTCATCGCCATCGCGCCCTCCGTTCACACTGCATCTTGGGTGCCCTCTGGCTCAGGCACACAACGCAACGATATTGCACGGAACCGCACGGCGGCGGACCGCATCTGACGTGGTGTGAACGTAGCATGGTCGGCCTCTAGCGGAGGTGGCGGATGGATCAGCGGGTCAGGCGCGAGCTGGGCGAGGCGCTGCAAGCGGTAGCGCGAGAGCAGCGAAGCACGGCCGAGTATTTGGAGCGCGTGGCTCGCCTCCTCATTGAGCCGGCCGGGAGCGCTCGATCAGCGCGAGGGCGTCGGTCAACCGGTCGATCATCCGCTGCGCCTCTTCGGCCCGGCGCCGCAACGCGCTCGAGGTGATGCCGAGCAGCTCGTCGGCGGAATAGTCCGCGAGCCTGAGCATCGACTCGAGCTGCTCGGCGTCTGGAACTCGCCCCCCTCTCAGCCACCGACTCACGTGACTCGGGTCGTAGTTGAGACGCCGGGCGACCTCCGCGCCGCTCAGCCCCTTATCCTTCAACGCCTTCGCCAGAATCGGCGCCCGTTCGGACCATGACAATGCGTCAATAGTTTCGGCCATCGCGGGGCGCTCTGACAATTGGGCTTGACAACTTGGCCACGAACGCGCATTGTATGGCCATGCAGTCAAGGATCATGGCATGGATGGCCCGGCAGGGAGTCTCCCGGACTGAACTCGGGCGCGCCCTCGGCCAGGACACTTCTACGATCAGCCGCAAGGCCCGCGGCGCGCGACGCTGGACGCTGGACGACATTCAGCGCTGCCTCGCCTACTTCACCGAGCGCCTGGGGAGGCCGGTCACCTACGAGGAGACCTTCGCCCCCGAGCAGCCCGCGTCCGAGCTGGTGGCCCCCGAGGCTGCCGAAGCGGCGCGGTGAGCGGCGTCATGCCCTCCACGATGGCGCCGGCACCCGCCCCGCCGCGAGTCCCAGCGGCGGATCCCCTGGACCAGTACCGCGAGCGCCTCTCGCGGCGCCGGTCCCTCCTGGCCCGCGCGACCCCCGCCGCCGTCGATCTCGCGGCTGAGTCGCTCGCCGGGTTGCACGGCATCCTCGGCGGATCGGTCGAGACATGCAGCGGCCCGCGGAACGGGCGCTACGCGCGATCCCAGCTCCTGGGGGAGCGCGCCCTCCCGCTCGAGGATCTCGCGTGGTGGAGCCTTCAGGCGCCGCGGGCCGCCGTCGAGGCGCTCCGGCCGCTCGCTCGAGCCGCGGGCTACCGGCTCGTGCCGGCGGCACCGCTGGCCCGGGCGATCCCCGAGGCTGCGGCCCAGCTCGACGCCGCCGCGTCCCGCGTCTCTGCGGGGATGCTGCGGGCTCTCGCTGACGGGGTGGTCGACGACATCGAGCGTCGGGCCCTCGCGGTGGAGCTGGCGCACCTACAGCGTCGGCTGAGCGAGACGGACCGGTCGCTGTGCCTCGGAGCAACGGCGTGAGCGCCCCGACGGCGCCGGATCCGCGGATCCCTGTCGAGGCCGGCCCCGATCGGATCCGGACCATCTGCTGCGTCTGCCGCGAGCTGGTCCACCACGGCGCGAGCCCGGACGGGCTGGTGTCGCACGGGGTCCACCCGGGCGAGTGCGCGCGGCGGATGCTCGCGGGGGAGGCCGCGTAGTGAGGTTTTTAGCGCTTGCGGGTCTTCTTCTGGCGACCGGGGGTCTTCTTCTGGCGACCGGCGACTCGGATCCGGCCACGAAGCCGCAGAAGACGTTCGCGGTCTACGTCGACGGCGAACGTGTCGCCTGCGTGCGCGGCCACCGGATGAGCAGCTCGGGGGGCGATGCCTTCGGCGGCGGAGGCGCCTGCTCGTCCGTGTATCGGTGGGCTTCCCGACGGGAGATCGAGACGGTGGTTATCAACTGCGATGGCGCTGTCGTCGAAATGCCGTGCGACCCGGACGGGGCGCAGCCGTGAGGGCGCCGGCTATCACGGCGGAGGTCAAGACGGTGCTGACGCTCGACCCCGCGCTCGGCCCGCGCGAGGTCGCCGCAGCGCTCTCGGTCACGCCGCAGCGGCTGTGGAGGCTGCGGACCGCGAAGGTGTTCCCCGGGCCCGACCTGGTGCTCCCAGGGCGCAGCGGCCAGAGCCCGCGCTGGCGCCTGTCGACGGTGCAGGCGTGGCTCGACGAGCAGCAGCAGGCCGCGTCGCGGCGGCCGAAGGAGGCGTGATGGCGACCGCTGACCTCGAGACCTTGATCCGCCGGGCATCCGGCGCGGACCCGCTGGCGCCGTGGTCTGCCTCTGACGCCGCCGAGCTGGCGGCGTACACCTACGGGGGCACCGTCTTCCTGCGGCGCGAGGGCGAGGAGCCCGACGCTCCGGAGCGGACGGCGCTGCGGGTCGGGCTGGTGATGCGCCTGGGCGACCACGGCCGGATCGACGGCGTGGCGCTGTCGGCGGGGACGGGCGCGGTGCACGCGGCGCTCGCGCGGGGCGGGGCGCCCGAGGCCGCGTTCGCGGCCGGGCTCGCGACGTACGCAGCGCTGACGGGCTCGCTTGGTCCGTGGATCTGCGACGACTGCGGGCGCACGTCGCAGGGTGACGACGGCGGCGCTCCGAACGACTACTGCGAGTGCGGCACGGGCGAGTTCGTGGCGAAGGCCGAGGCGAAGCGGTGACGGCGCACGAGACGGCCCTGCTGGTGTTGGTATGTGTAGGCTACGCGGTCGCTGCCCTGCTGTTCGGCAGATGGCTTCACCGCGCGCTCCACGAATTGTTTCCCCAGGACGAGGGGAAGGTGACGCCGGGCATCCGGCGCCGGGGGCCGATCCGGCCGACCTGGCCCCAGGACCCGGGGGAGGGGATGCGGTGAAGAGTTGGAAGCACAACCCGTGGTCTCCACAGCTCTCTGAGGGCGAGTGGTGGAAGCTGGCGTCCTCCGAGCCCGAGCCCATGCCGGAGCCCACATCCTCGCAGGCGCTGCGCCTCAACGGCCAGAGCGCCGCCCGCCTTCGCGCCGCGATCGCCAGGGACTCGGGGGCGCGGGGCCAGCAGGCGGCCGAGGCGATCCTGCACCAGCGATGCGCGGGCTCCATCGCTGGGCCGGCTGCGGTGAGCGAGACGTGGGAGGGCTGCCGAGCGGGCGCGTGGCGGCGCGGATCTGCCGGCCGTCCGGGCCGGCGCAAGAGAAAGAGGGCGCAGCGTGAGCACGGAGCGGTCAGGGCAGAGCGTCGAGCCCCGTTTCGGGGGCGCTTCAGAGGGGAGCGCGTCGGTGCCGGGAGCGGCGACTCTGGAAGAGCGGCTCTCGGCTCCGACCCTCGGGGGTGTGCCCCGAGCGGCGGTCTGCCCTGTCCGGTCCAGGCTCACAAGGAGGGACGCGCGATGAAGGCTGTTCGTCGCGAGGAGTTGCGCCCGTGCCGGTGCGGGAAGCCGCTCGGGATGTTCTTCCAAGTCGTCGAGTCGTCGCTGGCAATGGTCGATGCGCGGTCAGCTCAACAGGCGCACGGCCTGGAGGTGCTCTTCGGCGGCGGACCTGCCGGTGCCGTCATGGCCGACGCGATGGGGCCGGGCGTCAAGGTGACGCTCGCCGCAGAGGAGCGGCCCGAGCTGCTCACGCGCCGGCTGATGTGCCTGGAGTGCTACTCCGGACTCGTCTCGATCCTCGGGGACGACGCGTGAAGCCCAGGCCCCGGGGGGCCCAGTGAGCGAAGACACGAGACACGGCCGCCTCACCCTGTTCCGCGCCGCGGCGCTCCAGGCGTTGGGACCCCTGAAACTCCTGCCCGATCCATCAGAAGCGCGCATCGTGGCCGTGGCGGTCTGTAGGTACGCGGACGCGCTCATGGCCGAGGCCGACCGGCGGGACCTCGCCGAGAAGAAGGCGCGCTCGTGACCGAGTTCAAGGTCGTCATGCACGTGCGCACCGACGATCCGCTGATCGACGAGCGCGAGCTGCGGCACCTGATCGAGGGCGGGCTGTCAAAGCTCACGATCTCGCAGCTCGACGTTCAGGTCTGGGAGACCGACGAGACCGACGAGGACGGAGCGTGAGCGTCCTCGCGGGCAGCTTCCCCGCTCTTGAGCCCCGGTGCGAGGAGCACATGGACGCGACGTGCTGGTCCTGTGAGGGCACGGGCTGTCGAGTCGAGCACCCCGAGACCATCGAGTGCGATGGGTGCTGCGACGCGTGCGAGGGCCAGGGTTCAGGCCGCTGGTGCTACTGCCCGGACTGTTCGGACTGCCGTACCGCCGATGCGTACTGGCGGGCGTACTCGCACCGCGAGGACGCGATGCGGGACAGCCGTTTCACCCACAACCCATAGGAGCCATCAATGCTCAGTTTGCTGTCTGGTTCGGATCCGATCGAGGTCAAGACCGTCGTGGTGACGGTCTTCGGTCAGCCTGGCGTCTTCAAGACCTCGCTCGGCTACTCGGCTGACGAGAAGCCCCTGTTGCTCGACTTCGACGGCGGCGCGCACCGCGCCATCAACCGCCGCGAGGGCACAACGACGGTCCGGATGGAGTCGTGGGCGGACCTCCAGGCCCTCTACCGC